CCAAAAGAAACGGCGGTTCTGTTGACCACCTCCTCTGGTGCCGCCATCCTGACTGCCAACTCCTTTGCAGCCGATCCGGCTCCATTCATTGCTTGACTCGTCACCTCGACCGTCTTGCCGAAATTGTCCATTACAATAGCGAACTTGCCCGACTGCTCAATTCCCGCAATGTTGCGCGACAGGTAGACCTTCTCCTCCTCTGATGCTCCTTTCCATGCTATAGCGAGAGCGTTTATCGTTTCCTTAAAGTCTCCATTGACCGGAATCATCACGCCTGTTTTTTCAGCGAGCGCTTCTATCGCTTCTCTCGCTTTCTTGGTCGGGCTTGTCAATCTGAGGAATGCAGCTCTCAGACCTCTAGCCGACTCTGCGCCTGACGTGAATACCTCAATGACTGGAGTGAGAAAGCCGGCTGTCTCCTCCATTGTCAGCCCGAGCTGCCGAGCGTTTGGAGACAGGATCGCCATGCCTTTTGCCAGCTCGCCAAAGCTGGCCGCATTGTTGTTTGATATCTCGTTCAGCGAGTCCATCAGCCTGGTGACTTCCTTAGCTTCTGCGCCAAATCCATTCAATATGGCGATGAACGACTCGGAGGCTTGCGCCGCATCCAGCTCTGATATTTTGACCGCCTGAAGTGCAGCTTCTGCTAGCAGCAAAGACTCGCTGATATCAAACCCTGACTGTTTGAAATCAGCTGCCGAAGAGACGACGTTTGTGCCAGCAACGCCATAAGTTGTCGATAACTCTGACAGCACACCGCTATATTGCGAGACATCACCTTCTGAGTCGCTCAATACCTTTTGAAGGTCTAAAGTGGCAGACTTGAACTGTACCGCCTCATTGTAAGCGTAGCCAAGCGCAACAGCGCCGAGAGCTGCAATGGCGCCATTGATCTTGACCACAGAGTCGAACATGTTGGCGAGCGGTTCTGTCGCTTGTCCGACAGACTCGCCGAGCGCGTTTATATCGCTTCCAATACCAGATATGGCGCCACTGGCGTTATCAACTGCGCCGAATATGATCTCAATCGTTCTTGATACGTCAGCCACGCTTCGACCTCAGCTCTTTTAGTTGATAATGCCAGCTCCAAAGTATCGACTCTGTTGGCGTCAAGTATTGATCCGGGAATAGGTCTGGCCGCAATTCATACAATAGCCTCCCTGTTGATTCGCCTAACACCAAGGCGAGTTTGACATCATCCCTGCGCCACAACTCTGCTACTTTTTTACCGGTATTTTCCCCAGTCCGGTCAGCTCCAATATCTTGTTCGTTATCGCCGCAAATTCGACCGGGAACCTTTCGGACAATTGAACCGCAAGCGACTCTGATACTTTCGGCTCAATACTACCATTCACCAGAAACGATATCCTCTTGACCATAGCCTCTGGATGCTTCGCATCAAGGCCGATGGCTTGTTTCATTGCAGCAACTGCGGCATCGTCAACTCCTATCGCTTTGCTGAAATTATCAACAGCTTTGGCCCTGTCGAAGTCGGAATCAGCCTGCGCAAGCTCGGCATAAGTCAGGCCTCTGACCTTAAATACAGGCTCATCTTCATCAAACCACTGAGCCAGCGCTTCAACGCGCACCTCCCCTGTGCGCATTTCAAACCGCTGCTTTCCGAAGTCGGAAACATTGAACGGCATTGATTAAGCCTCTACGTTGACCGCCTCTTCTTCTGCGGCGATTGTACAATCGGCAACAATTGAGTCACCAGCCGGGAACTGCCGAGAGATGCCGAGAATCCCGTTAGCCAGGATATAAGGGCTTGACAGTCTGTCAGGGTAGAACCTGAACCACAACTGCTGGCCCTTCTGGGCAACGACAGCGTCAGTGACACCATTGCCGAGGATGGTGCTAAAAGAACCGCCAGAGAGGCTCTTGGAGCTTGAGCCGATAGTTGAACCGTATACCTGAGTCGAGTTGACAGAATATGATGTTTCAGGCGGCACAAACTCTGAAGCCCTCGGAATCTCACTAAACTCAGGCTCGTAGTATTTGGCAAACACCTGCTTGGCAACTCCGCCGGTGTGAATCAACGGCAGGCTGGCCAGAAACTCGACCTGCGCATCCTTTAGCGATACGTTCCATAACGGATAGTCATATCGTTCCGTATGCGTTCCTACTACCTGGAATATCTCGTTCGCAGCAATTGCAGCAGCAGTAAATGATGTGGTTCTCACCTGTCCGATCTCGATAGAGTCTACCGGAATCAGCGGAGGTCCACCCGCAGCTCCGCGAGTCGAGACGAAAGCCGTTCCGTCTGTTCCTGCAACAACAGCAATGGCGCCGCTGCTGTTCACAGTAATTGAGTTGATTATGTGAGTGTCAGTACTGACCGCCCTTGTGATAGAAACATCAGTTCCAGCCGATACAGTCACCTCCTCGCCGGCCAAGTAGCAGGTGATAGCGGCAACGTCCACAACATCGTTTGACCCGCTGACTGCTGGAGTGATAGCTCCACCAGTAACCAGACCGTTAGGCCTGATTGAAGGCGAATAGCCGCTCTTGCCGCTCCAAAGGTCTGCAGAGCTGGTAAAAGTCTGCGCGTCGCCGCTATTTGTCAGTTGACCAAAGAGTCCAGTGCCGGTTTGTCCGGCTTCATATTCAAGTTTCGCATTCTCAGCCGTAGGCATCGTAGTACTCCAGTTAGTTGACTATTGTGAATGGGTTGTTTATCTCTAAATTATACTTGATCGTCAACTCTATCAATACGCCGCAATATGGAGTTTGACCTTCGCCAATTGCGGGTAATATCGAATCGACAATCACTCTCGTTACCAGTCCGCCGAGGGCTGGAGAGGCGGCATCTGATGTTGATGGCGCATCTGACTTTCTATACAGTGATGTGCAAATATCTGCCGCCAGTGCTGCGGCTATGTCTGTGAACGGCTCATCCATCGTCGCTGTGTGAACTTCAACAAATACAGACAGCGATCTCTTCTCATGCCCGTGTCCGGCAGATTCAAACTTATCCTCATCGTTCCAGTAGTTGATCGCCGGCAGATCGCCAGGTCTCCAAGGTTTCCGCCTTGCTCTATCAATCTTTTTTGCAGTGAAAGAGTAGCCATTGACGGTCTTGATTAATGCGAGCCGAGCTCCAGTCTCGTCCATTATCTGCTTGATTGCTGAATCAGGCATTATCAGTCGCCTCGTCAATTATTCTATTCAAATCTTCTGACAACAATCTGAACTCATCTCTGGCCAATTCTGCTGCTCCAAGTCTTGCAGGTATTACCACGCTCTTCTTCAATACGAACATCGGCTCACCAATTGCGTCAATTACCACATACCCGCTCGACCTTGTGCCGACTATTCTACCACCAGACTGAAACACTTCACGCGCATTTTGTCTCATCACACCAGCCGGCGTCAGGTTCTCGCCTATCGGTATATTAAGGTACGGCCCGCCTGGAAGTCTGCGGTATGCCTTTTTTGCCCTGATAGTTTTACCCGTTTCATGAACTCCCAAATATGGCGCGAGGGTAGCGTCGCCATAAACAACGCCTGATAGATTGTCTAAACTCGACCCTTTTACTGATGTCTTGATCGACCTTGCTGCACTGCCGGTTCTTCGATTGAGCGGGCCGCCTTGGCCGAACTTCCTGACGAGTCGAGATTGCAGCGACAGTGTCCTAGTCCTGACGGCATCTTTTGCGGATTCAAACAGCTCCTGAGGCATGTTTTCAAGAAACCGCTGCAGTTCTTCGTCGCCTTCAATCCTGATGCTCACCACCTTGACCTCATCGGGTGCCTGAATGGCTGAAGCAGTCGCCTAACCTCTGGCAATAGCTGGAGAGCTGGCCGCTCGACTGTGCCGCCTTCAGTCCTGACGCTTGTGGCACCTATTTGGTCAATACTCTGAAACTCATAGGCTACCTGCATATTCAGCGCCTTCCTTAACGCCTTTGGTATTGACTGCCTCTGGTGACCGCCTGAATAGGTCACAACAACGTCGGCATCTGTAACTTGTGACGATAGCTTGATTCCCCAGCTCGAATTGATTCTATAGTCTGATGAGCTGATAGCCTCGCCATCAACAGTAACGCTTGATACAGAACTGATCGGCAACAGTGTCAGGTCAATAATTCGCCTCGACCCTGTAACCTGGATAGTTTCAGAGTATGTTGCCTGATATTCAAATTCGCAAGAACAATAGATCTTGACCGCAGATTCCGTAGCGTCCATCAAGTACTCAAGCGCTGGATATTCAGACTCGCTACTTTCTGCGAGATTCAATATCGCCTTCAAGTCGTCAAAATCAAGAATCACTTTGATCGATTCCGCTAGTTGATTGCCTGCTGCGACGAACGGTCTTTTCGATATTTCTCGCAACTCCCATATCAATCAATCTCTGTCCGAGTTCTTCTGTCGTTTCTTTCTCGTCGCCTTTAGCCATCAGAACAGCATTCAATCCATCCCATCCGACTTTATGATCTTTCGTGAATCGTATTCTCATTTTGCAACCTCATGAATTGCGCCATCCCTGGCGGTGATCATTAAACGGTTACCGACCTGTTCGGCCCCATTACCGATACAACAGCAAACTCGACTGCAGCAACGGCGACAGTTGCAACAACTCGGCTATAGCGGCCACGAGGAGCCGGAACATTCAGCTGAGCGGTTCCAGCTGCGGTCAACTGTGTGATGGCGGAATCGTTGCCGGTCGTGCCGTCATCGTCTGTCCAATTGCTGTTATCGTTACTGTACTGAACCTTGGCATCAAGCGTCGCCGATGCGCCAAAGGTGCCAGCAGTCAGGAAGAAAGAAACAGACGCGCCGGTAGTGTGATTAACGCCAGCGCCATTAACGGCGCCTGCATCATGCGACTTTCCAGCGATCTCTTCAGCGAGGGTGTAATTAGTACCCGGATCAAGTCTCATTTTAATATCTCCAAAACGTTGAATATGGCGGCTCAATAAAGAGCCGCCTGTTCGTTACCAATTAACCCTCAAGCGGGACGAATGCCTCTGCGAGCACTACCTGACCGCCGACGCGACGCTTGACCAGTAGCCCGGTCTGGTCGTACTCGGCATAGCGCTCAGTCAGGCGCTGAATGGTGACACCTGAGCGATCCTTAACCCAGAAGCCGGAGCGGAAGTCGCCAACCACTCCATAGAGCACGTTAGTGTCTTTGTCCGGGATACCTTCAGGGTTGATCACAGGTCGGCCCAACAGCGTCGCAGGCTCGCCAGCGGCTACCGGAGGCTGCCATAGATACTGACCATCTACAGCGTCCTTCTGGCGTCGCAGCAGGCTCTCTGTGGTGCTATTGAAGGCCCAGGTAGCATTGCGGCGATACTGCTTTTTGAGCTTGTAGAAAGCCTTGATCATGCTATCAATCAAGCTGTCAGAACCGATCGCCTGTTTATTGCCCTGAACGCCAGCATTCGACAGGATGCCTTGCGGCTGGCCTGCACCAGTACCGACAGCAAAAGCGTCGTCCTCGGCTTCAGCAATTGCACCCGGGAACAGCATGCCGATTTCACCAAACACGTCAGCGTCGGAATCATCGAGGGTGTTGTTGTGAATCAAGATGAGAGCGCGAAGGTCGTGGATGTCGATATACTCGCCGCCGGTTGCCAAATCCTGAGCGGAAACCGCGACATTATTTGACCCCCAGGCTACGGTCGGATTGGCGATGGCGCCAACATGAACCCGATCGCGGCCAGTCTGCGCTACATACGAAACAGGCCGAATCTCTGCAGCATCGTTAGCCTTCTTGATGATCTCGCGACTAAAGTCTACAGGCACGAAGATGCCGCCTTCTGAGTCGTTCAGCGAGCTGAGAGCGCGACGTTCCGCCTCATTCATTCTGCTCAGTCCATTCTCGCCACTACCGTAGCGGACGAACTTCTCAAAAGCTCTCAGCTGCAGAGCGGTCTTCTCATTCTCTTCAATTGAAGCGAAGTCGAAAGATGGTCGCTGGCTGACTTTGCGCAATTCAGAATACTGCTCCGAGAGCTCATCAATCTTGGCGCTGATCTTTTCAATAGCGTCTTTAGTCTCTGGAGCCTCTACAGAGCGCTTCTCCTCGTCAAACTTACGGTCAACGTAAGTCTTCATTGCTTCGTGTGCCGACTTCATCTCGTCAAGCACGGTTTGAATATCAGTCATGGCATTGTTCCTCAGAGTGTATTGTGCCAAATGTCTTTAATTGACTTGATGCGCGATGAGTGATCGGCGCCATTGGGTTCAGGTGGTGGAAGGCCGGCCACCTTGTTACTGTTGTTCAGTCTAACGCAAGACTCCCCAACAGCTGAAAAGTCAGCGTCAACGAACTTGCCTGCAATAATAGACGCTATATCCATTTCGGTCAATCTTGATCGCCTGACTATGTCGGCGATTCCGCCTGATGCAGATATTTCGAGTATCGCATTTCTCGCCTCTTCGTTACCCGGCATACCATCCATCATCCAGGATTTGAACCGTTCGGAAAATGCGCCCATCAGTGAATCAATCTTCTGATCGACATCCTCGCCATTGAACATGATATCATTTGCCGACATGACTAGAGCGGCAAACATTGAATCCCATTCTGACTGTCTAATCATATTCAGATAATAGTCATTAAACTCCTGCGATCGCAGGCATAGGTTGCTGATCTTCTCTGCCCGAACATCTGTGATCGTCGCGCTCTCGTTAGCAGGAAAGTCTACCGGGCCAAATTCAAGCAGGCGAACCTCTTTGATCACTCTAACCCTGTCTGAATCGTAACCATCTTGATAGACCTGAAAGGCGAAAGATAAACCATCAAGATCGCCTGATCGCATCAGGGCGTAGACATCTCGACCGAGCTGGATGTCAAGATTGATTCGGCCTCTGGCAAATACTCCGTGATCGTCTTCGCGCAACTCCAGCGATCTGCCGATTAGCGATTCATGGTTGTATAGAACCTTCACCTTCGCAGACCTTTCGTTGATCGTCTTGGCAAAAGATCCTCTTTCGAATCGCGAGTTATAGGAGTCGATTGTCTCCCAAACTGCAATATAGCCCTCGAACTCTCCCGACTCTTGAGAGATGGCAAGCCTGGAGTCTCTTCTTTCAATCTTCATTGTCAACCCTCATCAAAAGTCATTGAACATCTGCAATTGACCCTATCTGACGGGTCAATCCTAGGATCAAGCGGGAATCGTGGCGCTACGAATCCGACCAATAAACTGAACTTCTCATCAATATCTCGCTCTTCATCGTGGCGTATCCTGTGCGCACTTCTGACGTTAGAATCATCAGCAGATACCCAAATCTTGCGCTTGGCGCCTGTCAGCTCAGCAGCAGCAAGCTGGCCGTAGCTCGCACCAGTTCCGCCGATTGTTCTGGCTATCCGTAGAGCTCTTACTGGCGAGAATATGCCAGATTCATTAATCTGCTCCTTGAGCTCTTGCGTTGTGATACCTGCAGACATCGCATCGCCGACCATTCGCGATATATTTGCCGCCGTTGTTTTGTGGATATTCGATTCGTCCGAATTGATCCACTCCTCAAGCAATAGAAGTCTCGTCACTTCTGCTTCAAAGTATTCGTCTGTTGCACGAACAGAACGGCCGCTCCGATTCATCGACTTGGCGATTAATATTGCCGATTCAATCGCTGTCGACTCAATCGCCCTCAGCATGTCTTCCCGCGTAGACTCTATAACTTCAACGATTGATCCTGGCTCTTCAATCCTGTCAACCACCATGTCAAACTGTCGCTGCAATATTCTGCTTATTTTAGGTGATATTGTGTTTTCTGCAAATTCATCTCTGATAGTCTGAACGTCTGAAGTATCAATCCTTGCTCTTTTCAGTATAGCAAAAGATCGTTGATCTTGGTCTGGCTCTACTGCTGACTCGTCAAGCTCTAGACCGAGTTTGAGCCGCCTATTGATCTCAGCGAGCGGTACTCCGATCCTGGACATTATCTCTGCTGATTCAAGCTTCGATGACAGATGATCTCTCAGCGCATCAACTGATGACAAATCTGGAACGATTCGCTCGCCATCTTTCAGGTATTCTTCAAGCCCTACTTCAAACCCTCCGGCCATCGACTGGAGTATTGGGACTACTGTAGTCTCCCAGAATATGCGCACGGCAGATGAATAGTTGTTGTACGTTGCGGACGAGTCATTATTCACCAGAACTGAAGGCACGCCGAATATCGCTAGAATCTCGTCACGGTTGAACCGCCTAGATTCAACAAAATCCATTTCAGCCGGCGTCAGTCCGAGGCGGTGATACTGAGCCTCGTTACCAAGAATCATCGGCTCCCTGGCGGCTTTTCTGCCACTCCATACCTCTCTGATCCGTTCACGAAGCGCGTCGAAAGTCGACCGGTCTGGAATCTCTTGCTTGAAAGTAATAACACCATCTACTACCGCCCTATTTGCCGACGCTGAAGCGTTCCACTCGATCTGGTATTTATCCAGATCGACCTGAAGTGCAGCAGCATGAAGCGGAGAGATTCCATCAATCGGATCGGAAGGGTTCGCAAGCCGCAAATAGATCACGTTATCCGGCGTGAACTGCGTTGACCGCTTAAAACCGCCAGATGTTGCCTCTTCATATCCTTCGATCTGGATTGACGGGTCTCTCGACCTGATCGGCCTGATCTTGTCTGGCGATATCGGCCACAGTTCTACGGTCTTGCCGTTGACCTTGTTTTGATAGAGATATGCCTTGCCCGTCAGCTGAAGCCACGTCACCAGCAGCTCTATCAGCTGATGGATTGGATATTGATCAGACGGGTAGTCAAGCAGCTCTTTGACGGGATGATTCTCGACTGTGGCGCCATCTCTGTCAACAATTGAGAATCGAACGGTTGCGGCATTTGAAGCTATCAGTCGGATTGCTCTATATACCCACCCGCTCGCGGTGTAGCCTTCTTTTGTTGACTTCTCTACTGTCCAGTCTGTCTTGCCAACCGGAGTTGTATTGCCGACACTTACTATTGAGCTTGCCCAGTCAGACATACTACCCTCCCGCTGCTTTCATGATCGTTGCCATGATGCCTTCACGAAATATATAAAAAGTGCCGGCAAGAGCCGCCGGTACCGACCAGGCTATCACCTGCTTTTTGATCAGCGCAATTGTCGCCTCTCGCGCTAAATCCTGTTTGCGTCTGCGTCTGATCTCATCACGAAC